GAATTATAAAAATAACCAAACATGATTTCTCCTAATCTGGGCTTTAATTAGTTTATAATGCTTATAATATTTATTAATCCATGAAATCATTATCAAATGGGCTAGATTCAAAAGATTTGCCTCTGTTATTGACAACAACATAAGGTTCAACATATTCTTTAGCTTCAGAATTAATTTGATCTACTTCAGCATACTGATCAATATTAATGTCATGAATACCGTTAAGATTGCGAACAGGATTTAATTCTAATTCACTAAATTCTGGAATGTTAATTCCTTCATTTTTCTGTAGAACTGGATTAATTTCTTCTCCAGAATAAATGAATTTACCTGCTGTAATTTTACGAATAGCATTTTGGCCTAATTGATAAAATGGATCATATGGTTCAACCCAGTTAATTTCAAATAAGCTGTTATCCATAGGAAAATATATCAAATCGCCTTCTTTCGGTTCTTTTCCATTAACTTGATGTTTAAACAAGTTTGGATTGATTGACAGAGTAACTTCATCCTGTACTTGCATACCAAAATTACTAAAGAACGATTTAGTTCCTTCATATCCTTCAAATGAATTTAAATATGCAGCGAATTTCCAAGCTTTAGTAAATTTATTTTTTAAGTCTTCGCCAAATATCAAATCAGGGGAAACATACTCTCTTGGAACATAATAGCATTCTACACCTCGCATTTGAATGCTTTCAGCTACTAATACATCAGCTAATATTTGGCTGTTTTTATAATGATTGAAATTTACATAAGGATTTAGTATTTCAGTTTCATTGGTCTGAGAATAACCTGTGCGGTTTTCCAATTTAGCAAAGAGATTTTTATCGTAAGTAGCCATATTATTCGACCTTCTTAAATTTGCAATTGTCAAAATGGTATCTTTTAGCGTGAGACTTATCCATGATTTTAGAACAGTGCGGGCATTTTAATTTTTCTCTGCTATGAGATACACCCGTGATAACTTTGCATTTATCGCCGTGGTATTTTCCATAATTTCCTACATCACATATAATTCCGCAATGCGGGCAATTTCTCTTTTCGACTTTTGCAAGACCCTTAGATAGTTTATTTAAATACTTTTCGTATTTTTGGGGGTCACTTTTAAGCTCAGACCAAAAATCTTTCATTTGTTTAGAACATCTTTCTTTATATTCTAACATTTCGTTTTCTGATAACGATTCCAAATATTTCACAGAAGCTTTTCGAATATTTGCATTAACTTCTTTTCTCTTTTCATCTGTCCATAAAGATTTAGTTTTTTTAATGCCTTTTCCGGCTTTTTTAATTCGTTCCTGTTTTAAATTTGGTGATAGATTCGCCCAAAACTTTTTAATGGTTTCTGATCTAATTTTAGATGTTTCCTCTTTAATCCATCCGTAATCTTTACTTACAATTCTCTGCTCTTTTGTACCCTTGGAGAATTTTATTAAGGCATAAGCCATTTCAGAATTTCGGTGTATTTTAAAAAGAAGCTCATGCGCAAAATAGTGTTCTCTTGCTGTCAGTAAAACCCTGTTTTCTCTAGAGTCATCTCCTCCCATGGATTTTGGGACAATATGGTGTGATTCTGTATAATAATCTAATTTTTTCTTATTAAGACCTCTTTTAAGAGATCTTTCTATAAGAGAGTTGTAAATTTTAGTATAATTCATCCAACTAGCACTCCCACCGGAGGGTCAAGTAAGTATAATTCTTCGCGCAGTGCTTCTTTTTCTAATCGGGCTTCTTCGATTAAACGCTGCCCATCGATTGTAACACCGCCAGGAAGCATCATACCTTGGTGGCGTGCTAAAATTTGACCATTCAATTCTTTAGCTAAAGCTGTTGCATAGTCTTTCACCCAACGATTATTGTAAGCACCTTGCTTAACATTTGGATCTTGACCCACAACACGACCTACTAAATTGTTGTCTGGGTTATTATATCGTTCAGATAATGACCAGTTATCTTGTGGACCGACTGTTCCATATCCTACTGTATTTCCAACCATTTTATTAGTATCAATGTATGATTTAGTCCAGCTTTCTACGATAATTAAATCATATTTTTGGAAGTTTCCCATGACTTTGAGCTGTTCATTTGCTGAATTAAACCAAAAGTCTGGAATAGGAGAGAGCATATCTTGCATCATTCCCATATAACTGGTAAGCTGGGTAAAATATCCTAAATCAGCTCCAAAGGCATTTGGTCCATAAAATCTATTACAAGACGTTCCCATTCCGCCATTAATACCAGCCATTCCTAAAAGAAAGTCAGTAAACCATGGATATGTAGCGTTTCCGTCCATTGACGTTATTGACCCAATATTTGTGCGTAAAATGCGGGTTACTGCGAATACATTTGAACCTCTTAAATCGAAGACTCCGGTCTTATATTTTTCCTCGTCATCTCCTACATAAAATACATGAAAACCTTTGTTAAGTCCATCAAAATGGTATTCACCGTATAATTCTAGGGCACGCTGGATGCAATCATAGATTTGATCGGGTGTTAACTCAACATTAATAATTGGAGCCCCTAAACGTCTTAGAATGACATCTTTGAGTTCCTTTGGATTCTGAGAATTATATCCTGACATTTAAAATCCTTTGGGGCCTTGCGGCCCCATGTTATGCTGGTGATAAAAAGGTAGAAAGCAATACCCATTCGCCGTCTTTACGAACGTAAGCTTGCCCATCTCTTGGAGCTTCAGGAATATAACCGGCTTCTTGGAGAGCTTGAACATTACCTTGTAAAGAAGATATATTGCCTTTGGCTGTATTCACTTCTTGTGTAACTGATGCAATGTTGGTTTCGTTAGCTTTTATTGAATTGGTTAATCCGCGCTCTTCAACAGTTGAACCGTTTGGATTAGTTCCATTTACTAAAGTATTTAACGCTACAACTTGCCCTTTAATTCCTGTGCTGTTATTCCCAATCTCTACTTGTAGGTTTTGAACATCATTATTCAAGCCTGAAACAGAAGTTTCAATTGTAGAAACTCGGTTTAAAAGAGACCCAGGAGGAGAAGGTTGTCCACCGCTAGAATCAGTTCCAACAATTTGGTTTAACCATGAAACATTCGCTCTTAAACCAGATGAAGTGTTTTCACCGACGATTCCATTTAGCGATTCGATTGAAGTCGTATTATCTTTAATTTGGCCTTTAATACTCGAAGGAATATCGTCTGAGCCAATAGAAGTTTCAATAACGGTTAAACGCTGTTTAATACCTCCACTTTGATTTAGCTCTAAATTAATAGATGCAATATTATCAGTGTTTGTATTAACACTCGTGATAATCGAATTATTTCCTGGATATCCTATTGAGGTCTTAATAGCACTAATGCCAGATTCAAATGTTGTCTGTTTAGTGTCAATTTCATTTAAACGACTGTAAACGTTTTGTGAAAATGATGGTGGTTTCGGTCCAAGCTCTTCACGAAGATTACCAACTTCAATAGTCAAAGAACCTACATCAGATTCAATAAATTTTGTTTCTAATTCGCTTAAACGTATTCCCTGTGAAGTAATGACATCAGTATTATTAATAATGCGATGCTTCATTCCACTACTAGGATTTCCTACAACAGGAAGACCATTAATATCTTGACCAGTGTATTGTCCAAGTTCACGCTTTATCCACAATAAATCATTTCTGATTGTTCTGTATACAGAGTTGGCCTCGGAGTTAAATGGACCAATATCAGCAAGAATACTGTCAACCGTACTATTAGTTCCATTTAATATTTCTGTGTGTTCACTGGTTAGCGTTTTGAGGTCAGAAATATCCTTTTTATTGATACCTATTTGGGCCAAAGCTTCAATATCACCAGATACATCTAAGATGCCCTGAATTGTTTTAATATCACTATTTGCGGTTTCTAAAGATGTTTTAAGTATTCCAATGTTTTTATCAAGAACTTCAACATTTCTTAGTACCGAAACTGTAGGTCTATTCATTGAACCTTCACTTCCATACTGTGTGTCAGCTCCTAATATTTCTTCGCCGTTTTTAATCCAGGAAATGCGGCTCTGGCCCTCTGCAGGAGGGCCGTCAACGAATGGTAAGTCATTCAGTACAATATCTGTCATTCTTTTACCTTAATTATGTAGTTTAAAGAAATGTTCCATGGACGTGTTTCATTTCCAATTAATTCAGGACGATTTAATGTATATCTGGAATTTCGTTGTGATGCTGGGTCAATTTCATATCCGTCATTGGTGAAGTATGAACGGTTATCCCAGTCAAGTCCTTTACGTGTACCAGCAAAATTTGATCTATGGGTATTACCGAATGCTCCAGAATCATTATGCTCACCGAATCCGCCAGCGTGTTTATGATAAGACATCTGTTGTTTTTGCACTTCGCCAACATATCCACCAGTACAACCTACACCTAATCTAGGCTTACCAAATTGGTCATTACCATTAACATTTGGATTTGTTAAGTGAGAGCCACGACCAGAGCCACGAACAAAAAGACCACGCAT